TGGGAAAATAAGCAAGAACAACGAAAGGATGCGGCAAAGAAATCCGTTGAATCAAGGCAACGAACTTTAACGAGCGTTAACGAGCGTTTGATTTCGTTTGGTGGTAATGTAAATGGTAATGGTAATGTTAATGTAAATGATAATGTTAATGTAAATGGAAATGTAACTAAACAAATAGGCGCTAACGCGCTTTTTTCTTTGGACGATGTATTTATTGATTTTAAAAAAGAAAAGCCTTTAAAGCGGCCTTACTTTGACAGAATGGCCGAGGTACATTCGACAGACTCGGAAACAATTGAAGGTTTATTTAAAAAATGGGCAACTTTAAAAGAAGGCGAAAGCATGACCATCGCCAAGGCCGAAAATAGTTTTAATCTTTACCTTGGCAATAATTTAAAAACCAGTTACAAGCCAGCGGAAAAGTCAAAAACATACAACGTCTTTGACGAAATTTATGAGGATTTACAAAAACAAAAACTTTTAAAAAATGGATGAGATAATTTTAACGCACCTCCGAAAAATGGAGTTTGTTTGTGGCCTTAAACAATTTAAGGAATACAAAAAAGAAGAGGCAAACGAATTACTTGGATGCCTTAGCAAATTATTTGGCTCTTATGGCTGGATGACAGAGGACCGAGTAAACTACATTTTACACGCTGGAATGCGTGGACAGTACGGCGATTTTTACCACGTTAACGAAAAGACTGTAAGCGTTTGGATTAATCAATATTACGCCCATCATCAAAGCCAAATTGTCCAAGAGGTGCAAGCTTTAAACAACAAAGATAGGGAGCCAACAAACGAAGAGATTGCGTACTGGATTGAGGTTGGAAAGCAAACATTTCGAGACAATTACCAGGAAGCCAAAGAAACGGGAAATTGCAAGCACCTTGCCGACTGGGGTATATACTGGTTTAACAAGTTCCAAGAAAAAGGAATTTTAAAGCCTTGGGAGTTTAACGTGCAAGAAATAGAAAGCGACGTTCGTAAGGAATTGCGATTGACAACTAGGTACGTTGAAGAGTCTACAGTTGGCGCCAAGACAAAGAATAAGATTTGGAAATTGTTTATTTTACAAGCAATTAAGGACAATAAAAATTTAGATCAATTAATTTAAACAAAACAACTATGAGCAAAATTTACGGCGGAAACGCAAAGATTATTCAAACCAAGTTTGGCGAAATGACAAAGATTAGCCAAAGCCGTAGCGACTTAGAAAAGCTATTGGCATATCTAAACGCAAACGACTCGGAATGGGTAAACCTAGTATTAAAGGAAAAGCAAGAAAAGGTTGAAGGCAAGCCGACGCATTACTTGGAGGTTGACGATTGGAAGCCAGTCCAAGTGGCAAACAAGCCGACAGAGAAGCGAATTGTTGAAAACGATAGTTTGCCTTTCTAATGAAAAAAAACGATTTGTACGCAATCTTTGTGGCGTTGGTAGGGATTACCCTACTTGCGCTCCTAAAGGTTTCTAGTTTGCTGCTTTTTGTAGTGGCTTTGGCTTTGTGGACATTGGCTTGGTCTTGGATTTATAGCAAATGTAAATGATCCAGTTTAAGTTAAATGAGAAACCGCTAAGCGTTAACGAGGCTTGGCAAGGCAAGCGCTTTAAGACCGAAGCCTATAAGGATTACGAGCGCACGATTTCATTTATGTTGCCAAAAGCCGAAATTGACCCAAAAGAAATGTTGAGGATTGAGTTTTTTTTTGGCTTTAGCAATAAGGCCAGCGATCTTGACAATCCAGTTAAATTGCTAATTGACATTGCGCAAAAAAAATACGGCTTTAACGACAAAAACGTATTTGAGTTAAACGTTCGCAAATGCCTGGTAAAAAAAGGCGAGGAGTTTATACACATGGGCATTTATAAATTAATCCCGTTTTAAACAAAAATCTTGTTTTTAACTTGTATTATTATCGGAATCCTATATTTGCCTAAAGATTAAAACGATGAGCATATACGAGGGTTTATTTATACGAAAAGCACGCAAATCCGCTGGTTACACCCAGGAGCAATTGGCCGACAAAATCGGACTGTCCTTGGCGCCAATTAACCAGGTTGAAAATGGTTGGGAATCTATAAGCCTAAACAGACTTAGACAGATTTGCGATGCAATTGGTTTGGAGGTAGTAATAAAAATTAAAGATGCCAAGAATACCGCCAGTTAAAACCGACTATTCGTTGGAAATTAGATACCGACTAAGGGACGGAAATTGGTCGCCATGGTCCAACAAAGGCAAGGGTAAATTTGAATGCATTGAATTAGTCCAGCGACAGATTAGAACGCTGGCAGCATCTTACCAAGGTCGAGAAAAAGAGGTTCGCTTTGAATGGAACGGTAAGCTTTGCAGTTTTACAGGCGAGCCAACTGGCCAAACAATCATATTAATGTAGTTATTTTGGGTTTGTTGATGTTTAAAAGGCTTGGGTTATGCTCAAGCTTTTTTTTAAAATTTAAAAAGATATGAAAATAAATGATTTAGGATTTTGGGAGACAACGGACGCAACTGGTCACATTCACGACCGCAGCATTGCCGCCGCTTTGTCCAATTATCTAGGAGAAAAACAAGCCAAGACGGTTGTCGACTTTGGATGTGGTATGGGTGACTATGCAAAAGCTTTTAAAGCTGACGGCTATAAGGTGGAGGCATACGACGGCAACCCTAATACCGAAACGCTAAGCAATGGGATTGGCAAGGTACTAGACTTGTCTAAGCCTTTTTATTTGCGCAAAATGTTTGACGTTGTTTTGTCGCTGGAAGTCGGCGAACATATTCCATCCGAATTTGAGCAACAATTTATTGACAACATTTGCAAGCACGCCAAAAAACATTTAGTTATTAGCTGGGCAATTGAGGGCCAAGGCGGAAGCGGACACATTAATTGCAGAAATAACAACTATATTATTGGTCAAGTTGAGGACCGCGGCTTTAAATTTAATTTTAACGATAGCGAAACAATTAGAAAGGCCGCAACAAATGCGTCTTGGTTTGGCTACACGATAATGGTATTTGATAAGGTCTAATTTCGGTTAGACTTTTTTATAACTTTGTAACATGAGCGGACGACCAAAAGAAATATTTGATTTACCACAAGATTGGTATAAAAAAATACTTAGCCTTTATGAGGAGGGCGCCTCTGACGTTGAAATTAAAGCTTTAATTTATCAATGGCGTGGCTCCTTTTCCAATGACCTTTGGGACCGTTGGATTAAAGAAGAGGAACAATTTTCGGAAACCATAAAAATGGGTAAGCTCATTTCTGAAGCTTGGTGGTCAAAGTCAGGTCGTAAAAACTTGGAAAACAGAGACTTTAATTATACTGGCTGGTACATGAATATGAAAAACAGATTTAATTGGACCGATAAGCAATCCGTAGACGTTACAAGTCTTGGCGATAAGGTAACTCCGCCAATTCAATGGCTTAAAACCGAGTAATGGAATCAATAAAATTACTAGATAAATACCAACCTTTATTTTTAGAGACGCCTAAAACGCGTTATTATCTTATAACTGGCGGTCGTGGATCGGGTAAGTCTTGGACATTGTCGATGTTTCTTTTAAATCTAACTTATGAGGAAGGGCACATAATCCTTTTTACACGTTGGACGCTAACCTCTGCGTTTATTTCAATTATTCCTGAGTTTATCGATAAGATTGAGTTAATGAACAAGGCCGACGATTTCGAAATAACACAGTCTGAAATCATAAATAAGCAAACAGGATCAAAAATTTTGTTTAAAGGCATAAAAACAAGCCAAGGCACGGCAACGGCTAACCTCAAATCAATTGCTGGAGTAACTACCTGGTTAATGGACGAGGCCGAGGAGCTGGTAGATGAGGATATTTTCGACCGCATCGACTTATCGGTTAGAGCAGTAAACAAGCCAAACCGCGTTCTGCTGGTAATGAACCCAGCGACCAAAGAACATTGGGTTTATAAGCGTTTTTTTGAGGATTACATGGTAAACTCAGGCTTTACAGGGATAAAAAACGATTGTACTTACATTCATACAACCTATTTAGACAACATAGACAACCTAAACGAGACCGTTATAAATCGTTTTGAGGCAATAAAGCAAAGAAACCCAACCAAGTACAACCATATTGTCATGGGTTATTGGATGGACAAAGCCGAGGGAACAATTTTTGAGAACTGGAAAATTGATAATTTTGACACGTCATTGCCATTTGGCTTTGGGATGGACTTTGGATTTAGCGTTGACCCAACCACGTTAATAAAAGTTGCAGTTGATGAGGACAAAGCTTTGATATATTGCCATGAATGCTTTGCAGAAACGGGACTAACGACCAACGATATTGCCAAAAAGATTGGTAAATATTGCCAGCCTAATGACATGATCGTTGCGGACTCAGCCGAGCCAAGGCTTATAAACGAGGTTTATAACATGGGTTTTAATATTATCCCATGTACTAAGGGCCCCGACTCGGTTAGATATGGAATTAAAAAAATGCAAGACTATCAAATTGTTGTAACAGGGGAAAGCAAGACAATTATTAAAGAGCTTAACAATTACATTTGGAGCGACAAACGCTCGGACACGCCCAGGGACGATTTTAACCATACCATCGATGCAATTAGATATGTCTTTGATAAGCTATCGGTTTCTAAATTTTGGCACGTTTAGAATATTGAATCATTTTTTTATTTTATTACCCTATTTTTACAAAAAAAGCAAACGGAATGAATTATATAGACAGAATTAAGGCCGCGCTAGGTTTTAACCAAAAAGATTCCACCTATTTAAACGCGGTTTTTCCTTACCTGGGCAACAACGTTATTTGGACCGCACCAACAACGCAAAATTTTATCGAGAAAGGTTTATATCTTAACTCTGACCTTTACGCCATTATCAATTTAATTATCAACAAGGTAAGCACGGCTCCAATTGTGGTTTATGAGGTAAAGGATCAAAAGGCTTTGAAGTATTACAAATCAATGAGCAAGTCGTTTGACAATTCGGGCGCCAAGTTCCAGGCTCAACAATACAAAGCCAGGGCACTTGAAGAGGTCAGCATTCCTGAATTGGACCGTCTATTTAAAAAGCCAAACGAATTCCAAACTTGGGACAACCTTTTAAAAGAAATTGCCGCATTCAGACTAATAACTGGCAACGCTTACATTTACGGCGCTAGACGTGGCGAACAACCAAACGCGCCAATCATTGCGTTGTATTCTTTGCCAGCGCAATACATGGAAATCATTTCGGGCGGTTTAAACCAGCCTATTAAGGAATATCGATTAACGTATAACGGTTACGAGCGCATAAATGCCAATAACGTAGGACACCTAAAAAATATTAATTTAAGTTACACGGCTGGCACGGCAAACCACCTTTACGGAGCCTCACCTTTGCGGTCAGCAGTCCGCGATCTAACCACGTCAAACGATGGAAAGCAAGCGCTTTTATCTATGCTGCAAAACATGGGAGCGCGTGGCATTCTTACAGGCGATGGAACGGTAAACATTACAAGGGAACAAGCGCAAGGACTTAAAGAGGATTATAAATCTAATTACCAGGGCGCCAACCGCGCTGGCGACGTAATTATTACGCCAGCCAAATTGTCTTGGGTGCAAATGGGAATGAATGCGGTTGATATGTCAATCATTGACACGCAAAAAGTAATTTTACGCTCTTTGTGCCGCGTTTACGGCGTCGATGCTAAGTTACTTGGCGACACTGAGGCAAGCACGTTTAACAATACGGAAACGGCTTACAAGGCCCTAATTAATAACGTTGTCCGTCCGTTGCATATTGAAATTAGGGACGTGCTTAACAACTGGCTTTTGGAATCGTACGGAAATAAAAATCTATTCTTGGATTTCGATTACATGGCTTACCCTGAAATGCAAGACGACATGGATAAGCTCGTAAATCAATTGTCGGCAGCTTGGTGGTTAACTCCAAATGAAAAGCGCGCGGCCATGAACTATGGCGAATACCAAAACACATTGATGGAACAACCATTTATTCCCCAGGGCCTAATGACTTTGGCCGAGTTCCAAGCGTCAGAGGTCGACAACATAGACAATATGGGAGACTATGGCCCAGCCAACTAAAAAGGATTTAGCACTTGCAAAGCAATTGGACGCATTGCAAAGGCGTTACGAAAGGCGATATGAAAAGCAAATATTTACCGCTCTTAAAAAGCAAATGCAACCTTATTTGGATGCAATTAAACAGGCTGACGGAAATATTAACCGCTTTGATTTAATAACGCCAGCGCCTTTGGCTGATATATTGGAAAGCCTTTACGTTGTGGCTGGCACGGCATACGCCGAGGCTATGTATAACGCAATCCAACCACCAACAAAAGCAACTAAAGAAGCTTTACGCGCTGGCTGGCGTGACTTTATGCGTTTGTTTGCAGTAAGGAACTTGCCGCAAACGTTGATAAGCATTAACGAGACCAGCCAAAAAATAATCCGAGCCATTGTACTTGCTGGATTAAACGAGGGCCTTGGTGCGCTAGAAATTGCGCGTAATATACAAGACACAATTTCGGTAATATTTACAAACAGGGCCAAGCTAATTGCCAGGACTGAGATGGTAATTGCTACCAATAATGCGGCTATGCAATCGGCGGCAACCTCAGATTTTATGTACGAAAAGAAATGGATTCCAGCGACCGACACGCGCACGCGTCCTGATCATGCAGAAATGAGGCCAAAGGATTGGATTCCGTTTGACCAAAACTTTATTGTTGGCGGTAACGATATGCGACAACCAGGCGACGGCTCCCAAGGTGCTGGCGCGGACCAAATATGTAATTGCCGATGCAAGGTTGTTTTTAGAATTATGCGAGACGCCGACGGCTTACCTATGCGTAAATGATTGCCTACGTTATTAACTTAGATAACCGCAAAGACAAATGGCGCGCCTCAATGCAAGAGTTATCGCCGCACTTTAATTTAAAAAGGGTAAGCGCAATTAAACACGAATGGGGTTGGCTTGGATTGTGGCAAACCTTTAAAAAGATTTTTCAAGAATGCGAGGGCGACGTTTTAATTTTTGAAGACGATGCAACTTACCGAGGCTGGGCGACCAGTTTAGAAAATGCAATAAAGGATTTGCCAGCTGACTGGGATATGTTGATGTTGGGAGCCAATATAAAAGATTCAAGACTTGACCGCGTAACCAAGGGATTGGTCCGCACTTATGGATCGTGGACCACGCATGGAATTTTGTACTCGTATCGCTTTGCAAAGGAAATGGCCCAATTAAATTTAGACATACCAATTGACGAACACTTTAGGACAATAGTCCATCCAAAAGGTAATTCTTATATTTGCGTGCCTTTTTTGTCTTATCAGCGACCAAGCGAAAGCGACATTGAAGGCGTTCATAAAAATTATACAAGTATCTTTGAGGAAAGCGAGGCGAAAGCCTTGCATTTTATTAACCAATAATTTATTGGTTTGCATTTTTTTTTAACCTTTTTATTTTTACAAAAAAAGACGCAATGATTTACAAGAATTTAAGCGAGGGGATAATTGAAGACGTCGACGACGTTAAAGGAATCGTAACGGGATATTTTTCCGCGTTTAACAATATTGATTCCGACGGCGACGTTATCGTTTCAGGCGCTTACAAAAAGACAGTTGCCGAAAACGGACCGCAAGGCCGCAATCGAATCATGCACTTGCTCCAGCACAATCCTTTAATGCCATTGGCAAAGCCTATGGAGTTAATGGAGGACGCTAAAGGCTTGCGTTTTACTTCAAAGATTACCGAAACCAGCTACGGCAAAGACGTAATAAAGCTTTACAAAGAGGGCGTTTTTAATGAGCATTCCGTAGGGTTTGAAATTGTAAAGAGCGACAATAAAAGCGGTTATCGAGAAATAAGAGAGATTAAACTTTGGGAGGGATCAACTGTTACCTGGGGAGCCAATCCAAGCACGCCAATTGAATCAATGAAAGGCTGGGATTTACCAAAGAGCGAGGAAATGATTGTTAAGTTTGGCAACATTTTAAGAAAAGGAGACGTTACCGACGAAACAATGTTACAACTTGAAATTTGTTTAAAACAAATCGAAGAACATTTAAAGGACTTGCAATTAAAATCAGTTTTAATCGTGGAATCCGAGGCAACTCAATTCGTAATCGAGCAAGACCCGAGCTTAGCAATAGCCTTGGAATTTGAATATATACCGAAACTTAAAAAATTTATCTAAAACAAAATGGAAGCAATTAAATCACAATTAGATTCAGTACTTGCGAAATTGGAAGGCAACGAGGCGTTGATTTCCGACGTAAAGGCTATGAAAGAAGCTGGCGAAGAATTCAGAAAAAACCTTTCTGCTGAGACCGCTAAGTTAAACGAAAAAGCTGACGCCCTACAGGCTCAACTTGACGGCGTAGATGCACGCACCCAGGCTAGTTTTTCTAAGTCTGCAAAAAGTTATTCTTTTTCTAGCGAATTAGAGAAAGCGTTTAACTCTGATGCATTCGGAAACTACAAAAGCGGAAACGCTAATAAAGTAAAGTTGGACCTTGAATTAAAGGGCTCCGACATGACAGTTGGAAACGCTTATACTGGCGAGGTTATCCCAGCGGACCGCGTTCCTGATCTAAAGTTTACTCCAAACAGAAAAGTAAACGTTCGCCAGTTGTTGCCAGTTGGACAGACTAGCTCTAACCTTATTCGTTTCGTACGCGAGTCAGCTTACGACAACGCAGCGGCTCCAACCGCGCAAGGTTCCGCAAAACCGCAATCCGATTTCGATTTGACCGCGGTAGATCGTTCAATCCGTACAATCCCTACTTTCATGCGATTGACAAAAGAAATGTTGGACGATACTCCAGGCTTGATTGCTTACCTTTCTAGCCGTGCGCCTAGCAAATTGTTAAACGTTGAAGATACTCAACTTTTGTACGGAAGCGGAACAGGTCAAAACTTGAACGGTTTTGCAACCGACGGATCGGCTTGGACAACTGTTAAATTCGGCACTTTAATCAACAGATTCGACGTTTTGGCTGCTGCGGTAGTTCAAACTACTAAGAACGAATACGCGCCAAATGCAATCATGATTAACCCATCCGACTACCTTAGCCTAGTATCTACTAAGGAAAATGCTGGAGCTTACATTTTGCCTTCTTACGTTACAATGTCAGCTGGTCAAATGTTTATCATGGGCGTTCCAGTTTACGCAATTAATGGCGTTGTTGCTGGCGACTTCTTTGTTGGTGACTTTGCACTTGGTTCCCAATTGTTCGTTCGTCAGGGCGTAACTCTTGAGTTTTTCGAGCAAGACGCGGACAACGTGACCAAGAACTTTGTGACTGTTCGAGTTGAGGAAAGAATTGCGCTTGCAGTTTACACCACTCAATCTATCGTTTACGGAACATTTGCAGCCGCTTTGGCTAACGGTTCCGCAGTTTAAGTAAATAGGTGTTTGTTTATAAAAGGGTCGCCAAATATTGGCGGCCTTTTTTTATTTATCTATAAATCAATACCTTTAAACGAAATCAAAACTAAAAAACATGAATATCGTTTTTTTTGTACACGCTTGGGCTGGCACTCATAACTCAGGTGCAGAGTGGACCGTTCAGCATTACGCCAAATATTTTCACGAGAAGGGATGCAATATTGAAGTGATTTTACCCGAGGGCCAAATTTATCCCGACGGCGAAAAATTTGCATTTATAAAGTTTATAACTGGTTACTATTCAAACGACTTTTTTTTAGCCTTACAAAATGCAAGCGTAATATTTACGCACTTAGACAATACAGGCGTTGCAATTAATTGGTCAAGACAATTTAAAAAGCAATTGATTTTTTTAAGCCATAACGATTCAGATTATAGAAACGTAAGGTTTAAAGCGCAAAACATTCACGTTGTTTACAACAATAAGGCAAACGAAAAGAACGTACAAAACGGGCCTTATCCAAACGCGTCGATTGTTTGCAAGCCGCCAATTTTCCCTGAAGATGTAAAGTACAACCGCAAACATGGGCAATACATTACCCTTATAAACTGCAACGAAAACAAAGGCGGACAAATATTAATTGAACTGGCCAAGCGATTACCAAAGCGAAAATTTCTTGGCGTGCTTGGCAGCTATGGCGAGCAAATTATGGACGACACCTTAAAAAATTTAAAGTATGTCGCGCAAACGCCTGACGTCCATTTAATCTACGGCAAAACAAACATTATGCTTGTGCCCTCGTTTTATGAGTCTTATGGGCGCGTTGGTTTGGAGGCTGCAATTAATCGGCTCCCAGTAATATGCACGCCTACGGACGGCCTAAAGGAATGTCTTGGCGCCGCTGGTCTTTACTTTGATCGTGACGACTTAGACGGAATGGCGGCAAAGATTGAGGAGTTGATGAGCGACGAGATTTTATACGACTTTCACCAAAACATAATGCGCAACCTTGCAGAGGAGCGCCTTAAATACCAGGACCAAGAACTAGAAAGATTCTTTAATTTTATCGTTGACAAAGCAAAGAAACCATACAATGAGTGATTTATTATATAGTCCCAACAATTCGTCCTTTACAGGATATTCTATCCAGTTTGCAGACGTGGCGCCAGTTACCGAGCCAATTACATTGGCAGAGGCAAAAGAATACGCTAGAATCGACGGAAGTACAGAAGACACCTTAATTACTAGCCTAATAAAAGTTGCGCGCCTACATTGCGAGTCGTACATGGGTAAGGCAATTATTCGCAAGACAGTTACAATTGAATCGTTTGGATTTCCATACCAATGGCAAATCCCTTATGGTCCCTTGGTTGCTGCTGGGGATGTTACTAAGGTTGTAACGCTAGATCAAAACAATGCTGAGACGGCTTTAAATTACCAGTTAAACGTGGGATTGTTTCCAAAGATTAACATTATAGGAGGCGCACAATCCTATAAGTTTAAAATGGTTTATGTTGCTGGATTTACAACGGTTCCCGAGGACATTAAGCTTGCCATTAAAATGTTGGTAAATACACTTTACGAACGTCGCGAGGACGTAATTGTTGGAACAATTGTGGCGGAATTTCCTTTGGGAGTTAAAGCCTTGTTGATGCCTTATAAGACTTATAACTGGTTTGGCGCGTGAGAACTAACAACGAGCTTAAAGCTGGCGATTTGCGTGAGCGCATTTCGTTTTACAATCCAAGCCTTTTTGGCGATGGTTACGGCGGTTTTTATTCTCAGCCAACACTTACCTACACTTGTTGGGCAAAGCTTACTAATCTTAGTGGATCGCGTCAAAATAGCGAGGACCAAATGGTTATCAAAAACCAATGGGAGGTTATAATTAGAGACAATCCCTTGGTTACAATTACCAAGTCAATGCACATTAATTACGCTGGGAAAACGCTTATAATTAGCGAAATAATTGACGTGAACGAATACGAACGAATGCTTAAATTTATTGCAATACAAAGAGACTAAAATGCTAAGTATTGAATTTAACAAGCAAAGCCTGAACGCCTTTTATAAGTATTTAAAAGACTTAGAGGGCGATGTTTCCGACTATGTACGGGCAGAGGTTGAAGATTCAATTTTGGCAATTGAAAACCACGCGGCAAATAAGGTTGCCGTTGATACTGGCGCGCTAAAAAATAGCATTCAATCAACGCCAATTAAAGTAAGTAAAAACGAAGTGACTGGAGGCGTGGAGGTTGGCGCTAATTACGCGGCTTACGTTGAGTTTGGAACTGGCACCAGGGTAAAGGTCCCAAGCGAGTTAAGCGATTTCGCGGCACAATTTAAAGGCGACGGAATAAAGGAAGTAAACTTACCAGCAAGACCGTTTTTTTATCCCGAGGTTTTCAAACAACGGACGGAATTGCCAAAAAACATTGAGCGCACGTTAAAAAAATTATTTGAGAAATGAGAAATATTAAGCCATTTATTCGCAAAGCTTATTGGACTGCGTTAAATAATACCATTACTTATAAGGGTGCGCTTGTCCCTTGTTACGATACTTTTGCTCCTGACAGCGCGGTTTTTCCTTACATTCTTATAGGAAATCAAACGCAAGAAGACGACAAAGACAACCAGGAATATAATTACATTACAACAATAACTTTGGACGTTGTAACGGCTGGGATTGCGCCATACGGACGCATTGACGCTGATCTGATCGCCGACTCTATTTTACAAATCGTTTGTCTTTATCCTGAAAATTATTTGGCGCTTCAGGTTGGCAAAATTGTAACGGCAAAGCTTATACAACAAACTAGCCTTTCAAGCATTACGGACACAAACATTGTGCATCGTGAAATAATGACAATTGAGAACTGGATAAATGGCTAAGGTAAATGGCTCCGCTTTATTTGTAACGGTTGGGCTGAATCAAGTTGCCAAGTCAACCAGTTACGAGTTGTCCGCTGAAATGGGACAACTTGATAAAACAAGTAATGAGTCGGGGTTTTTTGCGGACCATATTTCGCGCTTGGCCTCCTGGTCCTTATCTAGCGAATCCCTTTACATTCAAGACGGCTTTTCTTTTGGCGATTTATTTAACGCTTATGTTAACCGCGAGCGCATTTATTTGTCAGCTGGTCAAGAGGACAATTTAACCTTTATCGGTTTGGCAATGATTGAATCATTAAGCCAATCGGCACCTATGGAAAATGTTGCAACAATTTCGGCAAACTTTAAAGGTGTTGGCGGACTTTACCCTACAATATTACCAGCGGAGCGGTTTATTATTGACGAATTATTTGAAATAATAATAGATCAAGACGGCAACTTTTTGGTCTACACTTAAAATTTATTGTTTTGCAATTATTCAAAGTCCTTTTATTTTTAAAAAAAATTAGAATTAAACTAACAAAAATATGGCAACTGCTGGCAAATTTAATGGCACCCTTTTAAACGTTTACCTAGACAACGTTATGATTGGATGCGCAACCTCTTCAGAATTATCCGTAAACGTTGACCTTGCGGATGCAACTTGCAAAGACGATGGCGGATGGGCCGACCATATCGCTGGATTGCGTGATTGGTCCGTTTCAACTGACGGATTGGTTGCATTTGACGACACAAACAACGTAGGCGACATTTATACGCTTTTGAGCGGTCGTACTGTTGTGGCGTTAAAGTTTACCACCAACGTAACTGGAGACCTTGTATTTTACGGAAACGCTAGCGTTGCATCAATCAGCGTTTCAGCTGAAATGGAGGCCGCGGTAACTTATTCTGTAGAATTTACTGGAAAAGGTCCATTACTAAAAGCAACCGTAGTACCAGCATCTACTTAATTAGTATTATATTTCGCCTATGAATCATTCAGGCAGAACAATAATCACAATTAATGGCGGCACCTATCCTGTTAAATTTGGGATGGGTGCTTTGTTGCATTTTAGCGAGGGCCTTGGCTATGACGTCCAAGAAACAATTACGGCTTTAACAAAGCCAGGAGTTGGTCAAATTAAATCAATTGCTAAGTTTATTTACGCGGCTCTTTATGTCGATGCGCTTTACAACGACAAACAATTTACTTTAAATGAAATTGATATAATTGACTGGGTAGACTCTAATCCAGCGGACGAGGTTGGTAATGTCGTAAAAGTAATTATGCAAGGTATCAGCTCAATTACTAAAATTGATTACCCAAGCGCTGAAGCTGGCGAGTCAAAAAAAAAATAACATTTAAAGACGTTTGCCATTACGCCATTGGGGAGTTAGGTATTGCACCTGACTCCTTTTATTTTATGTCTTTTGCCGAGTATCAATCCATTGCATACGGTTACCAAATGAGGCAAAGCAAAGAAGAGAATTTATTTAGAGCAATTTGGGTACAACTAGCCAATGTCAACGTTACTAGAAAAGCAGACATTATTAGAAAGCCTGAAAAGTACTGGAAAATTCCTTTAATTGACGGCAAACCAATTGTAATTCCTACCGCTGAGGAAAAGGCAAAAGCCTATGAAATTGGACTTAAATGGCAAAACCTTAAATTTGAAGAAGAAGCCAGTTTTGACACGATAACAAACAAAATACAATGAGCGCAAAATTAAACGTTGACATTGTCGCCCAACTAAAAGAGTTTAACAAAGCAATGACCGATATTAAATCGGAGGTTGACGAAGTAAACCAAAAAGTTGGGAAAGGAAATAGCGAAAGCACAAAATCAACGAATGCTTTATCTAGCGCCTTTGGAAATTTAGGCAAAACCTTGGGCGGTCTATTTGCCGCCGATATGCTTTTAAGTTTTGGCAAAGCGGTGGTTGAAACGACTGCGGAATTCCAAAAAATGGAAGCGGTTTTAACAACGACGCTTGGCAGTAAATCAGCGGCTCAGGTTGCAATGACTCAAATAGTTGAGTTTGCATCCAAAACACCTTTCCAGGTTAACGAATTAACGGACTCATTTGTAAAATTAGCCAATCGAGGTTTTACACCGACCTTGGCCCAAATGAATGCTTTGGGTGATCTAGCGTCGTCAACTGGTAAATCTTTTGACCAATTGACCGAAGCGGCTTTGGACGCAATGACTGGCGAATTTGAGCGTTTAAAAGAGTTTGGTATTCGTGCAAAATCTGAAGGCGATAAGGTTGCGTTTACTTTTAAAGGCGTAACAACCGAGGTTGAAAAGACGGACGAAGCGATTAAAGACTATTTAATTAGCCTTGGAAATGCTGAGGGTGTCAGCGGCTCAATGGCTGCAATTTCGGAAACTGTTGGCGGTCAAATTTCCAATTTGCAAGACAATTTTTCCCAATTACAATTGGCAATTGGATCGTCATCAAGCGGTTTAATATCTAGCGTTTTACAATTATCAAATACAATTGTTGGCGATTTAGTAACTTCTTTAAATTCTGTTAATACTGTTGCCCAAGCTGCTGGCGATACTGGTTTGGAAGCTTTTGGCCGTCAATTACTTTCTTTTATTAGTCCAGCCTACGCGGCAACATTGGAAGGGGTTGCAATTGGTATTAACGCAACAAAAAAAGCAGCAGTTGAGGCAGAGCAAGCGCTAAAAAAAGAAACTCAAACTAAAGAGGCATCCAAAAAAATAAGCGACGAGCTTGCTAAACAACTCAAAAAGGACCACGACAAAAAACTTGAACAAATAAAAAAAGAGGAGGAGGCATTACAAAAATTATCAAGAAGTTATGAGATAGGATTTGAGGATTTTGGCTATTCAATAAGTGAAACCAACCAAAAAATTACGGCTGGATTTGAGGCTCCCCAGGCAAATTCAAAAGTTAATACTGAAAATTTAGCTGAAGGTATAACCTACACGCCTGAAATGGACGAGGCGGATAAGTTGCACATTCAAAATGCAATGTTGTTAAACCAACAATTTAAAGAGCAAAGAGATTTAGGGCTTGAAATGTCAGGCATTTTTGGGCCATTGTTGGCTCAATCATTTACAGAAATGTTTGAAACGGGACAATTTGGTTTTGCATCTTTGTTGGATGGACTTAAAAAAATGGCAATACAATTGGCGGCAACCGCTGCGGCTGCATTTGCTTTAAACCTTTTGCTTGGAGGTGTTGGCTTGTCAGGATTTGGCGCTGGATCAGGAGGATTTAAAAACATATTTAAAGGATTAGGCGGCGGCGGTCAGCTTGGCGGTCTAATTCCTTTTGCAAATGGTGGAATTGTAAGCGGTCCAACCTCCGCGCTAGTCGGTGAATATACAGGAGCGCGCACAAATCCTGAAGTTATCGCACCTTTAAGCAAATTGCAAAACATGATGGGCGGGAATGTTACCTTTACAATTAGCGGCGACTCTTTGGTTGGCACGTTGAACAGAGCAAATAAAACAAGGGCAAGAAAATTTTAAACAATGGCATACGGCTTAAAATACACAATTCCATTTAAGGACGTCGACAACTATTCAAACCTAGTTGAAATTTACCAGGACGGTTTTGTTGGCGCCTCAACGGAATTAATTGCAACCGAGCAACCAGCAACGCACAAATACGAGCGCGAAGACAACGAGGACATTACAACGCCAATAATGTCCACGACGTTTACAATTTCTTTTTACTCAACGGATACAACCGACTTTCGCAATTTCTTTAGCTATTCCGACCGCGAGTTTTTAGTTGTGCATAAATTCGAGGGAAATGTTGTCTTTAAAGGCTACTTACTTAACGACATTACTGGGGAGCCATTCCAAGACCCTCCTTACCCAGTTGTCGTAACGGCAACCGACGGATTGGCGCAACTTAAAGAAGTGGATTTGGTTGGTCCAAATGCAGACACCGAGCTTGGCAGCCTTATTTTTGAGACTTTAAACCGCTTGGAATTAGAGCTAGATATTGAGGTTTGCAATGATCTATATGAGGGCCTTGTAATGGATAACACGAGGTCAATATTTGACCAGGTAGAAGGCGAACAATTGCTAGTCCAAGACTTTACTTTTGACGAATTACAAATAAACGCTTACGATTTCTTGCTGGAAATTTGTCGCAGTTTTGGCTGGATTTTGCTACAAAAAAATGGGCGTTGGTTAATTCAGCGACCAATTGCTAGAAACATTGAGGGGACAATGGTTTACGTTCATAGCTACGTTGATGGGTCAGTAATTGAAAGTTTTGCAAACAACACAAGCACGGCGATTACTCAATGGACAAATCTAACCGTTGATTATAGTTACAAAACAGTTGCTTACGGAAACGGCATTTTTGTTGCAAGCTTTTCAGCATTTAGGGCATATTCTTATGACGGTATAAATTGGGAAGAGTCCATACCAGGTGGAGGTTGGCAAATTGATTCCATTACTTTTGGTAATGGTTTATTTGTAGGCGTTGGATTTGCTAGCGTTGGCTCCCCTGGCGTGCCTACGGCTTATGTATTTACCTCAACTGACGGAATAAGTTGGACTAGTCGAACTCCAGCGGCTAATTTGTGGTGGCAAGGCGTTGTTTATGGCAATGGTTTATTTGTTGCGGTTGCTAGAACTGGAACAGGCAACCGCGTAATGACCTCGCCTGACGGAATAACTTGGACAAGTCGTACAACGCCAATGAATGCCGATTTTACTAGCGTGGCATACGGAAACGGTGTTTTTGTTGCGGTTAGTACTGGAGGCGCTGGAGTAACTGGCGGAAACGTTATGACTTCAACCGACGGCATCACTTGGACGCAAAGGAATTTAGCTTGGAACGCTGAAACTGTCTTTTTTGGAAACGGAAAATTTACAACTGGTTATCGTTATTCAAGTGACGGAATTACTTGGAACTTAGCCAATATAAATTTTAACGCGGTTGGTATAACTTACGGAAACGGCTATTTTGTTGGCTTGACTGAATCGGGAGCTAATCGAATTTATTATTCAACTGACGCTATTACTTGGACCGCCACGGCCTCACCTAGTTTAAATACTTATAGAGATATAACATTTGGCGAGAATACTTTTGTAGGGGTTGCAGATACTGGAGCCAATGCAATTATGTTCAATTATTTTGAAGGTTTTCAAAGCGAAATAATTGGCGATCAAAATACGGCCAACACAACTTGGATTCCTGTTGGAGGGGACCAGCTTTTGCAATACCAAAGGCCAATTAAAAAACTTACTGTTAAACAAGGCGGCTTGGGTCAATCAATAATAACAAACGGCGAAAGCTTTAACGAATCAAGTTGGTTTCTTGAGGGACCTTATAAGCCTTACGATTGGACCATAACACCCGATCCCGACACGCCAGTAATTCAAATTTTCCCAAATAACATTCCAGCGCAAAGCGGTTACGACGACGAGCAAGGCGTTTCTTGGGACATACGATTTATGGCAAACGGCGAAGAAACAGACGAGCCAATTACCTCAAAGCCAATTTTCTTGGACTTTGCTGGATTAAGTTTGGATTTAGAGGTTGATATTAATTATTCAACTTTAGCAAGCGGTTTGGCTATTGCTTTAAAGCACGTCGATAGCAGCGGAACAACTAGGTACTTGGGAACAAGTATTGTTGGCTCTTTAAATCTTTTGGCGTGGGACGAGGCTTATAATACTTTTGTTTTCTATTCAACTAAAGACGACGACACAAGAAAGTTTAAACTGTCTTCTTTTGTTTTGCCAACGGCTGGATTTTTATCCGTTGAGCTTAAATTTTTTGGCGAGACTGGCAGCGCGGTAGTAACTGCGGCAAAGATAATTCCAACGTTTGAAGGGCGACGGAATCCAAGCGAGGTAACAAAGATTTATGAGACGGCCCGAGCTTATACTAGCTTGCGAGACGATACTTTAAGGTTTAGTGATCTAGCAATAACCGCCTCTAAAAACTGGCTAAAAATAGGCGATTTGCCAGCCATTGTATTTGTTGAAAAGTCTTTGGCTGGAACTGCTGGAATTATTCAGGTGCCAAGCGGTGCGGTTACTCAAGTAAACCGATTGACCGATACTTTAGGGTCTAATACTTTGGACTTTACTGGCGGCGTTGTTAATGGTCAGTATCAACGACAATATGTGGCGGCAAGCGGCTTTACTATTTCAAGTACTTTTGTTTTGGTAAATAGTTTGTCGGGAACAATTCCGACAGGCTCGGCAGTTTTGCCAATTGTTACAACTATTTCCAGCCAACAAAGAAATTTAACGGTAACCTTTGACGATTACGATTATACAGGCGAGGCAAACGTTCAAATTCAAGTCTTTTTAAAAGACTCTAATTCCAACGATTACCAAACCTCGACATTCCTTTTGCAAGTAAACGCCAACGGTTCTATTACCTATTCGCAAACGGACATAAGCTTTGAAAACCAAGCTTTACTAGGCGGCTATTCACCACGTTTGCGCGATTGTTACGCTCGTAATGTGTTGACTATATACAACGCTTTAAGCTATCGCTTGGAGGGGTCATTTAGACGCAAGGGCGACACGTTTGGAAATGGTTACATAGGTACACAATTAGTATATACTGGCTTTTCAACCGTACGTTTGCAAGTCATTGGCTGGGAGTATGACTTGGCAAGTCGAGTGGCAAGAATTACCTTTGGACAAGTTCCAACCGCTTACGTTTACCCAATTAACTAAACATGGCTAATAGACGATTTATAGACTTTCCAATTGCCGCAAGTGTTGGCGACAACGACATTGTTTTAATTTGGCAAGACGGTTTAAACAAACAGACAACCAAGGCAACGCTTTTGCAAGGATCACCGCAAAGCCTGGCTGGATTAACTGACGTTGACATTTCAGCGCTTACCAATGGTCAGATTTTGCAATACAATTCCACAACTAGCAAATGGGAGAACGTAGATAGGACCGATATTAATTTGTCAGAGTTGGGCGACGTTACAATTGTGGCGCCAGCAAATGGCCAGGTATTGGTTTATAATTCGTCAACCTCTAAATGGGAAAACTCAAGCGGCGGTTATGTACCTTATACTGGCGCAGTTACTACGGTTAACCTGGGCGCGCAATCCATTTTGGCTGGATCATTTGTAAAGGCTGGCGGAACGTCTGCACAATTTTTAAAGGCGGACGGATCAGTTGATTCTAGTACATATGGAACGGGAACAGTAACCTCGGTTGCATTAACTATGCCGTCAGCATTTAGCGTTGGTGGAAGTCCAATAACAACGGCTGGAACTTTGGCAGTTACTGGCGCTGGCACGGTTGGGCAATACATCCGAGGCGATGGCTCATTGGCTGACTTTCCAGCAACTACTGGCGGCGGTTCGTCGGTTAGTTACTATTTGAACGGCTCAGTAAGCCAAGGCACAATCGGAGGAGTTGCTTATAAGGAACTTAACAAAACGCCAATATTTGGCGCTGGAACTGACATAAGCATAAGCGCTGACGGATATATTGCCTCATTTATTACAGATGCAGGAGACCCTAATAAATTACTTATTCCAGCTGGAAACTGGAACTTAGAGACTTATTTTAGCGCATCAAGTAGTGGAGGAACGCCGTCCTTTCATGTTGAGCTTTACAAGTACAACGGCACAACATTTACCTTAATTGCGTCTAGTAGCACGGCGCCCGAGTTAATAGCTTTTGGAACTAACTTAAACCCATATTTTAGCACGTTAGCAGTTCCCGAGACAGTCTTGGCTTTAACAGATAGGTTGGCACTAAGATACTACGTTACACATTCAGGCCGTACGATCACTTTGCATACAGAAAACAACCATTTATGCCAAGTTATTACCACGTTTACAACTGGTTTGACTGCATTAAACGGACTTACTAGCCAAGTGCAATATTTAACGGTTGGGACTAGCGGAACAGACTTTGCAATTTCTAGCGCAAGCGATACCCATACGTTTAATTTACCAACGGCAAGCGCGACAAATCGAGGCGCTTTAAGCTCGGCGGATTGGACAACCTTTAACAACAAAACTTCTAACCTTGGAACGGTTACCTCGGTCGGCTTATCCTCGGCGACTAGCGGCGTCACTATTGGCTCAACTCCGATAACAACAAGCGGAACAATTACCTTGGCAATTGCAACGGCCAGCGGCTCGCAAAATGGATTGTTATCTAGTACCGATTGGACAACTTTTAACGGCAAACAAAACGCTTTAACTAACCCAGTAACGGGAACAGGTACAAGCGGAACATTACCAAAGTTTACAGGCTCAACAACGATTGGAAATAGCTTATTTACTGAAAATGGAACAAACGGAGCTTTTGGAGGTGCTAATTACTATTCGGGAACAGATGTAAGGACTTTTAATATTTCGGCTACTCTTTATCCAGGGATTGGCTTTTTTGCAAACAATGTTACTACTGGAAATATTTTTAGTTATGCAGGAACTGGAAATTTAATTTTAAATGCAGACCCTAATAATTTATTTGGAGATAGCAGACTTATTCTTGCAACTGATAATACAGAAAGACTTGCAATTTTTAGCAACGGAAACGTAACTATTGCAAACTCACCAACAGACGCTGGCTATAAGCTAGACGTTAACGGAACTGGGCGGTTTATTTCTTCAGGTGGTTACTTTTCAATTGATTCCAATGGTCAGGTAACTTCAACCCAATCTTTAGATGTTGCAACTGCTGGAGGTCGATTTACTGGAATGAGTAGCCGAGGTGCTTTAGGTGCTATTCATATTGAGCAAACAACTACTGGAGTCAACGGAGGTTATATTGCCTTTCGAACTTCAGATTCAGGCTCAACAACTCCAACTGAAAAATTGCGCATCACATCAGGCGGCAACGTAGGGATTGGGACTTCTACACCTACACGAATTTTAGATGTAAGGGCCGCAGATAATGGTAATGGAGCTTTGTTTTTATATAAAGGTGCAAATCAAGTTGTATGGCTAGGAACTGGCTCTTCAACTGCTGGAGCAGCTGCTGGATATTTAGGATTATATAATAATTCCAATAATATTGGTATACAATTAAACACCCAAGGTAATAGTTATATAACAGGCGGAAATGTTGGGATTGGTACGGATAGTCCTCCAAGTAGACTTTCGGTTCAATGGGATAAATCAACTGCATTTTCGGGATTAGGTATTTATGATTCTCAAGCTTACAATGCCTCTAATCATGGAGGCACAGTTACATTTGGAGGTACATTTAATTCGGGAGGTTCATATACCGAATGGTCTGCTATTGGTGGAATGAAATCAAATACAACAGACGGTAATGTTTCAGGAGACATAAATTTTTATACTAGACTTAATAGCAGCGCAATGACCCAAAGAATGATTATAACTTCTAGTGGAGATGTTTTAATTGATACAAATTCAGCAGTTGCAAGGTTAACAGTCCAGTATTCAGATGCAAATAATAATGGATTAGCAATAAATGAAACAACATCGGCAGCAAATTCTTTTTTAATGCTTTTTAGGTCAAATTCAGTAAATAAAGGTAGTATTCAAACAAATATCGCTAATACTGGCGTTCTTTATAACACTACTTCAGACTACAGATTTAAAGAGGATTTAAAAGATTATAGCGGAATTGAAATTGTAAGTAAAATAAAAACCTACGATTTTAAATGGAAAGATTTAAATTTTAGGTCATACGGAGTTTTAGCCCATGAATTACAAATATTAATTCCAGATATGGTTGGAGGCATTAAAGACCAAATAGACAAAAATGGAGTAATTATTCCTCAAGGTGTAGACTATGGAAAACTAACTCCAATTTTAATAAAAGCAATTCAAGAGTTAAAACAAGAAATCGATACTTTAAAAAACTAATACAATGAAACAAATTAAACCATTATCAATTTGGAAAAGCGGCGAAAGCTTTGAGGCTAGTATTTTAAACGCTTACATTGTTAGCGACAATTTGGAATCTTCATGCTCATTTTTCTACGAATTATGCGAAGGCGGACAAGTGACGGAGGCTATGCCTTTAATAAAGGGAAATACACTAATCCAAGGCAATTTGCCAATGAATGGAGAGGATTATTTGGCATGGGACGGAGACAATGATTATGCATATTCTTATATTGCCAAAAAATTAAACTTAACACTTATTTAAACAACATGATTGTAAACCTAGCAATTGCCTTAACTGACATCGAAGGCAACAAAATCACAAGCGAGAACGGCGAGTTTATGTACTTGTCTAAGATGGTCGGAAACGCTTTGTTTTCAGCCGAGGAAAAGGACGACCCAATAAGACTTTACGAGCTTGCTAAGAAAATTTACTATTCCGAGGGCGACATTGAACTATCAAAAAGCGATGCAGATTTAGTAAAGGAAAAGGTCAAGGCCAAAGGCTTTACTGTGCTTGTTTTAGGGCCGCTTTACGAGGCTTTAAAGGATAAGTAAGGATAATACAAGGGCTAAATTTTAGCCCTTTTTTATTTGCTTTAAAATGCCTTATTTTTGATAAACGAAAAG